CTTTCTTGGTGCGTGTGCGCTATGACAGATATACATAACATCTGCTGATTGCGAGATGTGTAATTCAAATAAGTCTGTCTCTAAATATGGCGTGGTAATCTCATAGATACCATCTGTTCCAGATACAGTAGAAGTTGCTGTTGCTCCTGTGCCTGCTCCACCTGTAAATGTTACTGTTGGTGCTGAAGTATAACCAGAACCAATAGCAGTTACAGACACTGCATCTACACCCATTGTGATTGTAGCCTCTGCAATAGTAGATGTATCACCACCTTCAAACGTTACTGTAGGTGGGGTTGTGTAATCATGACCACCGTTTGTTAGTGTAACAGTATCTATCTTCATAGTTGGGTCTAATACTGCTGGTGTATCACAAGCGCCTGCAATAGTTATCTCTGGAATTTCGGTATAACCTGTACCAGCATTGGTAATGGTTATTGCGTCTATCTTACCTGCTCCGTTGATAGTACAAGTGGCTGTAGCACCAGAACCAGTGTCGTCAACATCTAAAGCAGTAATAACTATAGTCGGGGCTATTGAATAACCTGTACCACCGTCTGTGATTGTTAAATCATCAACTGCTAAATCTAACGTTGCTGAAGCTGAAGAGCCATCACCACCTGAGAATTTAATCGTAGGCACTTCTGTGTAACCAGCGCCAGATGCTGTCTTAGTAATAGACTCTACTGATAAAGTTGTTGTAGCTGTAGCTCCAGTTCCACCACCACCAGTAAATCCTACTGTTGGAACGGTAGTATAGTTATCACCACTAGCTGACATTAATACTTCTAGTACAGAATCTGGGGTGGTAGATATTTGACCGTTGTCTTTATAGAATCTAATGTACTGATCGCCAAACTCTAATACATAAGACTGGGTTATGTTAAACTCGAAAGGGATTAATCTTACTTCCTTGGTTGAGTCTTTAACCTCTGAAACGAAGTGAGTTCCACCTCTACGAGTAGCACCACCATGAGGATATACCACCATGTTAGTTAGCTCACTGCAACCGTTAAAATATTTCTTAAAGTCAATCTGTCCTTCAAGACGAGGACTTAACTCCCCAGCTGTAAAGTTAGACTGAAAGGGATGTACTCTAGCCATTTTATCCTCTAAAGCTTGTAAATGTATCTGAAACTATACCGTCAATAAAACCTTCTGCACCATCTATACTTCTTGATTCTGAAACCTTAGCGTCATACAACTCCCACATCTGCTTAGATAAGGTATTACTACCTGTAACAGAATAAGCTAACTCTGCAGACATACGCGAAGTTAGTAACTCTGTGAACATGGAATCGAATTGCGCTGTGTCAGTAACTTTAGCAATGTATAAAATCTTTGCACTGTCTTCGTTACATAGTAGCTTACGACCTTCTACCTTGAAGTTAATATCTTGATAGTCCATCTGAAGGACTCTAAGACAATAAGGATCTGTAGGTAAGGTGAACTCAGCAGTGTAATCAAATGCTGGAGTTGTTGATAGCTTACTTAACTCTGCTCTTGCTATAGCAAAGTTCCAAGGATGTGACCTTAATAGGGCATCTCTGGTTGGAGCATAAAAGGCGTTACAGAGTCTTGCTCTCTCTGTATCGTCAGTTAGGGAAGTGATTGGATCGTCACCAAGCTTTCGTAATGCGTTTGAACAAATGGAAACCTCTGTTGCCATATCTCTTCTCCTGAATGTGGTGAGGATAACCCGTTACAGGAAACCCTCATTTTTTTTATAACTTTAGTCTAGTACATAAACCAAGTAGCCAGATGCAGTATCGCCAGAAACGATAGCAGTATCCGTACTTGTTAATCTAATAGATACGCCACCTTGCGAAGTGAATACTTTAGTATCCGCAGTTAATGCAGAGCCTACAGCCATTGCACCAGCAGTATCAACAGAAACACCGTTGTCAATACCATCAGCATCCGCAGCTACAGCATCACCGTCTAGGTCTGTGTAAGCATCCCAACCGACATCCATAGTAGCACTAGAAGTAGTCCAGTTATGCTCAACGCGACTTAACGCACCTAACAAACGAACAGTTCCAGCGGGTAAACGAGCAACTTCCACAGAAGATGTCGCATCACCAGCACCTGATTGTGTGTGATCGAACGCAGCAATGCGTAAACGACCATGAACATCAGATGTTTCCTCTCTTACAGAGGGACTAGCATCAAAGTTAGTTACTTGCGTACTTTTTTGAGTAGTTACAGCCATGATTATTCTCCTATATTATTCAGTACACGCAATCTCTACTACTTTCTCGTCTTCAACACGAGTAGCACCGATTGTCATTGATAAAAATACTTGAGTAGCATAGTTCTTGTCATCACGCTCGCTGATGCGAGTTTGAATCTCTGAACCCATTGCTAGACCAAGACCTGATTTACAGTACACAGTAACCTGACGGTTGCCATTTGTATCTGTGCCAACACGCTCTGAACGTACAAACTTAAAGCCTAAGAAAGAATCTAATTGACCTTGTGCCAACGCTTTAACAGTGTTGTAGTCAGAAGATTTAACTTCAGTAGAGTTAAGTAAGTCTGTAACTTGCTTCGCAGTAAGAATACAGAAACGCTCTTCTTCAGCATCTACGTCAGAACCATCAATGATTTCTTTAGCTTCTAAAAGCTTAGTAACAGTTAGACCTGCTGAACCATGAACGATCTTCTGTGCAGAAGGAAGTGCGATAGTAGTACCACCAGCAACGCCACCATAAGCATTACCAACTGCAGCTTCAATAATTGCAGTATCCATAGCACGACCCATTGCATTAGCACCAGCCATTGCATACTCGCTCTGTGGAGTGATTAACATACGAACCTTATCTTCCTGGTCGATTAAATCTGCCCAGTCGTAGTCATCCATTGAAACTCTACGTCTTGAATGTGGAGTATCCATACGTGGAGTATCTGAGTGACGTGAAGTACGCTTTTGCGCTGAAACTGCACCAATTCTTTCGAAGAAGTGATTCTTACCTGTTACCGATTCGTAACGAACCGTATCGCGTAATCGTGAACCTTTTTGTTGTGCAAGGTGCAACACATTACTTTTATACTGCTCGATAAAAGCAGTTGTGATTTCAGTGGACATAATGCCCTCCTTTTATTATTAAACAAAAAAACGGTCATTATCCTTTCGGGTGTCCTGTCTATCACGCTGACTAAACGGGTTTAAGAACCACCTTTAACCTATCGTTATCCATAAGGGCGATGTACGGTTGGTGCGAATTTTACCTCGCTTGATTATTATCTTACCACTAACTATAGGCTTTATCAAATAATTGTCGCATTTCTTCTTGAGCGTCTTGATGTTTAGGACTTGTTGCATCCCAGTAAGCGTTAGACTTATCTCCGTTAATCTGCTCAATACGCATCTTAGCATCTAGTGGACTCATTACTAGAGAGTTGTTAGCAGTACCTTGTGCTGAATCCTCCGTAATATCTTTACCAGCATTAGCAAGTAGTCTAATCAAGTCTGGATCATTCCCAAATCTTGGATCAGATAGTTTCTGCTGTAACTCTGGTGTGCCATACACTCTTAATGCCCTCTGTGCTGCTGATAAACTTTTATCATAATTAGCACCAAACTCTTTTTTCAAGATTTC